GTCAGCTCCATAACCAAGGATATACCAAAGCAGAGATTTACAAAGAGCTGTTGTACGCCAACTCACAAGCCTGTAAGCCCCCTCTCCCGCAGTCCGAGGTCGAGTTGATTGTTAACAGCGTAACCAGATACAGGAGGTAATTATGAAACCTTATCAGCGTGGCGATGTTGTTGTCATTGATGTTCCCATGCTTGCCAACAGTCATATTCAGGCCGGTAAGCGTCCGTGGGTGGTTGTGCAAAACAATGTCGGCAATCAGTTTTCTTCCACCAGCATTGTCGTTCCCCTGACCACTAAAATCAAGCGACTGGAAATGCCGACCCATGTGGCGGTCACTTGGGGTTCTTTACAGCCGAGCATGGTTGAATGTGAACAGGTGCGTGTCGTAGATATATCCGATGACTGGGAGTACATCTGCACTCTGCCGCCTGAGATCATGCGTCATGTGGACACCGCTTTGAAGAACGCTTTCTTCTATGGGAGGGGGGGGAGGTGTAAATAATGACAAAACTCGAATATGACAGTTTGCAGATGGCGTTATCTGCCCTACTTGATAAAGAGCGGATATATCGCAAGCGTATAAGCGGTAGTGAACAAGACGGTTATAAGATGGGTGTCCGAGCTTGTAAAAGCGCACTTTCCAACTTTAACCCAAACAGAAAAGACAAGAGGGGTGAAATCCATGAGTGATGAAGTTATGACAGCTCCCGAAGAACAGGCTCTTTTCCAGCTCTCTAACGGTCGTTACATCATGGACGAAGCTCAGTCCCGTGTGATGTTTCAGATTAAGGAAGCACAGCCGGAGCATAGCCACCCGATCAGCGGCACGGGGTATTCGTGGGACGAGTCCGGCATGGCGGAGTTGTTCTCCGAGTGCTACAAGAATGATACCCGCTACTGCCCCGAAGCGAAAAGCTGGTTCACCTACTCCGAGGGGGCATGGCGTAAGGACACGGGTTCTCTGCTGGTAGCGGAAAAGATCAAAGAGTTCTGCCGCCTGATGGCTCTCTATTGCGGTGAGATTACCAATGAAGAACGCCGCACCGAGTACATGAAGTTCATCGTAAAGATGGGCGACCGGCGCTTCCGTGACCGGCTGATGAAGGACGCTGCCAGTGTGCTTCCTATCGCTTCGGCGAAGTTTGACGCAAACCCCTACCTTATCAACTGCAAGAACGGCACTTTCGACCTCGAAAAGATGGAGTTCCGGGAGCATGACTGGCACGACTTTCTGACCATGCAGACCAACTTCAACTACACCTTGCAGGACGCACGGTGCCGCCGCTGGGAGAAGTTTATTGCGGAGGTCACTTGTAATGACGAAGACAAGGCTGACTATCTGCAAAAGGCGCTGGGGTACTCTATGTTGGGTGTGGCGAATGAGGAATGTATGTTCATTCTCCACGGCAAGACCACCCGCAACGGCAAGTCCACCATGCTCTCGGCAATCCACCACCTTCTCGGTGATTATGCTTCCGTGTCCCCCGTGTCGATCATCTGCAAGGCAGAGCGCTCAAAGAACGCCGAAGCAGCGAACCCCATGCTGGCTTCCCTGAAAGGCAAACGGTTCGTCACAATGGCAGAGAGCAACCAGTATGGCAAGCTGGACGAAGAAACGATTAAGCAGCTCACAGGCGGCGAGGAAATCAAAGCCCGGAACCTCTATGAGACTGCTACAACCTTCCTGCCGCAGTTCACCCTTTGGCTCTCCTGCAACGATCTTCCCACCGTCAGCGATAAGTCCCTGTTCGCTTCCGACCGTGTGCGGGTCATTGAGTTCAACCGCCATTTCACCGAAGCGGAACAGGACAAGAACCTGAAAAATGAGTTCCAGACACAGGAAGCCATGCAGGGCATTTTCGCTTGGCTGGTCGCCGGGTACTTCAAGTATAAGCGGTTCGGCTTGAAAATGTCCCCCGCTATGCGGAAGGTAGTCAACCAGTACGAGCGTGACAACGATCTGTGCTTGCAGTTCCTCGAAGAACGCTGTGAACAGGCTGAGGGGGTCAACACCCGCTCGAAGTCTCTGTTTGACGCTTACAAGATTTGGTGCAAGTCCAACGGGTACTTTGCCTGTTCTGCCAAGCGGTTCAATGCCGACATGGAAACGCACCCTGAGTGGCATGGCGGCAAGGTCGTGTATCAGGGCTACCCCGTCTACAAGAACCTCAGACTGAAAGGAGCGTCCTAATGAACCGTTCATGTAATTCTATCCTCTGCCGCTTCGGTATCCACACAGCAGACCCGTATGTTCATATTCAGGTCAAGTGCCGTAATGGTTCTCACCGCTGGCAGAGCAATTATGAAGTCTGTAAGCGGTGTGGCAAGCGGCTGAGAAAAATCCGCATTGTAAAGGAGCGTCCGTGATGAAGTGGAAAAGGATTAAGTGTTTCCTGACTGGTGGACACCGCCTGTACGATAAGAACCTTCAAACCATTCATGACACAAATGGGTATCACTTCATTAACTACTGCGTGAAGTGCGGCAAGGTGTTCGCTGCGTTCATGGCGGAAGCCGAACTGAATGGCCTGATCGACCGAGATATTGAGCAGTTCAGAAAGGAGAGATTGTATGATCGCAACGACTGAGGAACAACGCCTACTGGAAAAGTGGCAGAAGAAGCTATGTTTGCAGGAGTGGCGCATAAAGCTCGTCACTCACCTTCGCCCCGAAGAAATGTCCGTCAGTAATGCGACTGGGTGTACGGATTGGTCGGAGTCCATCAAGACCGCTCGTATCGAGATCATCAACCCTGCCTGCTATGGCGACCGCATTGTACCGTTCAACTTTGAAAAGACACTGGTGCATGAGTTGTTGCACCTGAAATTCTCTTTCTGGTGTCAGGACGAGTACAGCGTAGCTGACAGGCTTATGCACCAGTACATTGACGATCTCGCAAGAGCATTTACAGAGGTGAACAACGATGAATAATGACGCTGTGAGAGAGTTGCTGAACGCCGTTGGTGCTTTGGCTGAAATGTCTCTGAATTTTTACAGGGCTTTACTCAATGCTGGTGCGACCAAAGAAGAAGCCTTTGTGCTGTTGCAGTCGTTCATCTCTGCTTCCATTCACGGCAACAAGGAGGACAGCGATGAAGACTGAGAAAAAGAACCTTCGCCGTATTTCCATCGTAGTCACGGCACAGACCAAGGGCAACCTTGAACGGCTGGCGGCGGTCTGCGGGTATTCAGAGATCGGTCGGGTGGTTGACAAACTCACCCGTGAAAAGATGATCTCCCTCCATGACTTTGAAAGAAAGGAGAAGCACTATGAATGATGTAATGGAGCAAATCAAAACGCTTTCTGCCACCTTGGACGAGGAAACCACCCACTTTCACCCTGCTGGCAGACTACTGTTACTGGGTTCCTACGAGAGCGTATTTCTGAAAGCGGTCAAGCGCAAGGCTGACCTGTTGGGTATTGACTGTGACCTCACTCAATACCCCTGCCCTCCGTACAAGGCCGTGGTAGTGGACAGAGAAACTGTCCCGTCTGACATTAAGCTCACCGCCGAGGTTGACATTGACCACTCCTACTCACAAGGAATGTCATCGGTGTCTCAAGCAACTTTGGCGCTCCTGCTTGCGTTGGACTTGGTTCACGCTAAGGACATTACCATTGTAGGCCGGGGTCATGCCGTTCAGAACTTGGCAAAGTACCTCACCCTCGGTAACGCAACGGTGACGGTGGCGCACTCCAAAACCAAGAGTCTCTTGCAGGCCACGATGAACCGTGATGTGGTGATCTACGCCACGCCGACTATCACGAAGGACATTTCCTACAACACCCGTGATCTGGTCATCGACCTCGGCAACAGCGTTCCTCACCCTGACCGCTTCAACTGCCCTTATGTGAACAGGATTGGTCAGCTCACCGTGAGCGTGTTGCTCAACCGCTTTGCGAGAAAGGAGCATAGAGCATGAGTGACATTCTGACAACTATCGCCGCCGTTGAATGGATTGTTGTAGGCTGTCTATTCCTCTGGCGACTGCGCCACTGGAACCGCCGCTTTTCGGAACTCTATGACGAGCTGCGAAAGGAGATCGACCGTGAATAAGGAAGACGCTCACATTGTCATAGCGATGGCAAATCACAACATGAATGTCACCGATGTTGCCCGTGCTATTTTCGCACACAAAAATACCGTTCTCTATCACTTGGACAAGGTGAAGCGGCAGAGCGGGTTAGACCCTCGGCGGTTCTATGATTTAGTCGAGCTGGTGAAGATGGCTCAGGAGGTGTTGGAAAATGGGTCTTGATATTACGGTCATGGAACGCAAAGATGTCCGTTGCCCTCATTGTGGTGAGGTCATCAATACGGTAGATGTTGCCAGCACCGACAGCGGCGGTCGTGCGTGGTATGAGTTCTTGGAAAATATCGGGTACTGTGTTCCTTACGGCAAGCGTACCGAAGAAAAAGATTGGAACTGCTTGGACATGGTTCTTGACAACGAGCAGGCAAAGCAGCTTGCAGACTACGCCGTGAAGAAAGAAGTCTACAACTGGGATGGAGTGGAGAGCGTTGTAGCAACGGCACTTATGCACGAGAACAAGGTGGTTATCAACGCCAACTGGTAGTTAGGTGATAAAGGTGAGTGTTTTTGCAAAGACTTTTTTCAAATTGGCGTGTTTTGAAAAATTGTTTTTCGTATTTTAGGTGAGTTAGGTGAGTAATCGGGCATAAATGCCTATAACTCTCTCTTATACGCGCGTATATAGAAATAATTATAGGGAAATGCACCCGATTACTCACCTTTATCACCTTGGCGACTTTGAAAGGAGAAAATGACTATGGCAGATGAAATTGTGAAGAAACGCACTCGGCCTGATCGTAAGGAAGCCATGAGCGTCCATACAGAGCCGGGTGACAATAGAAAATATCTGGAACATTCGATGGTCATGTTGGATTGGCCTGATGTGAATGTGAGAGAACCTGAACAGGTCAAAGAGCGTATGGGAATGTACTTTGCTCTATGCGCTCAGGACGATATGAAGCCCTCTGTTGCTGGTATGGCATTGGCTTTTGGAGTTGATAGAAAGACGATATGGGCATGGGCAAATGGGGTGGATAGTAAGACGCTACCCGCCGAAAGCCGTAACTTAATTAAAAAGGCGTATCAACTTTTGAACGCTCAGATGGAAAGTTATATGCAGAACGGAAAGATCAATCCGGTCGCTGGTATCTTCCTGATGAAGAACAACATGGGTTATGCGGACAAGCAGGAGGTCGTGTTGACTCCCAACCAGCAGCTCGGAGATCAGGTTCCCGCCGAGGACTTGGAGAAGAAATATCTCGAAGATGTGGCGGGTGCGTCCAGCGACTATGACCCGGAGGACTGAGCGACTTTCACGACTTTTGCGACTATGGCTTACGACTATGCCGAGCGATTTTGCGACTTTCCCACGACTTTTGCGACTTTCGCCTGAACGACTTTACGACTTTCTGGCGAGAGTCAGCGACTTTGACAGAGCTGCCGATCTCTCCACGGGGTCGGCGGCTTTTCCTTTCTCCGGCTAATCGGCGGCGGGTTCCACCGGGGCGGCGTGGGCGCTGCCGGGGTTCCGGCCTGATCTGGGCGGCGTTTTTCGCCCTTTATAATGTATAGTGCAAAAAAGTGTAGTTTTTCAGACGGTTGCAAGCATCAATAAAAAAACTTGATAAAATATCAATAAAACACTTGACAATCAATAAAACACTTGATATACTCTAATCATCAATAAAACACTTGATGCCGATTGATGAAGGGAGTTTTGATAATGTTAAGAACAAATAGCAAGAAAGCCGCCGAAAATATCCGGGCGTATATCGTAGAGGGGTTTACCCCGGAAGGGTATACGGACAACCCGCCGCAGGAGTTTCCCAAGATTGCCGCTTTTATCCTCGACACATTCAGAAGCGAAAAATATTGGTGTTCGCAAGATGTCCGCTATTATCACGGAAATGAAGCCGCTGCTTTTGCTGACTGGTGCGCCGGTCTGCCGTCTGTCCTCGATACCTTGTATTTTTACAATCGTTCGGCGGTTGATGACCTCGGCGCAATCCTCGAAGAAACAGAGCAGGAAAAAGCCCGGTACACCGAACAGCAGGCCGAACAGCTTTTAACAAGCCTGATTTACAGAGAATTACAGAAGGGAGAGCGGAAAGCATGAGAAAGTACAAATTAAAAGAGCTGCGGGAGCTTGTGCGGCTCGGAGTGGCTGAGAATTACACCAATAAGCCGAGCGAATATATTTACACGCTCCGCAGGCTCGAAAAAGTGGGCTATTCTACGGGCGTTTATGGTATCAATGGCGGATTGGTCGAAGATACCGAAACCGGGCAGTTATATGCTATTATTGGGCGTTGCTCTAATCTGTTTATTTTGTTTTAAGGGGGATTATATTATGATTAAGCGTGATAATTGTAAGAATTGCGTGAGCCGTTGCGAACACGCCGGAAAAGATCGGGAATTTGTTTATTCCGGTGAAAAGTCCTGCAAAGTGCTTTATACGCCTGAGAGAGTAACGAAAGCGGCGGCAGATTTTGTAGGGGCTATAAAGCTCATAGCCACCAAGCCGGACAACCTCGACAACCTCGAAAGCTATCTTTCTCACCATTTCCCGGAATGGGTCAGCAGATGGGCAAATAGCCCGGAAGACCTCGCCGCAGAGATGAAGGAATTTGCGAGAATGGAAATATAAAGGCGGTGGAAGCGTGTATATTGTATTGTTAATTCTCCTGCTGCCGGTGCAAATCCTGATTGAAATATTGAAATTGAATAAGTGAAAGGTGATGTAATCATGAAATATAGTGATATTATCCGTGAAATTGATAGCATTTTCGATTATTTCAGATTTCACGATAAAAATCTAACTAAAACGCAAGAGCAGAAATTGTTAGAATTACAAGATTTAATTCATGAGCTACGAAAACAATGAATTTACAAGCCGCCCCGGTGCTATTCCGGGGCGGTTGTTTTTATGCTTTATCCGTAAAGGCGTTTTAGTGGTGCATAGCTGCCCTGTTTTTTTGCGCTTTTTCGGCCTGATCGGGGCGGCGTGAACGGGTGACGGGGGCGGGGGATATACCAGCGGCAGCGAGGGCGGGGTAAGCTGAAAAATACCCGCAAAAAATAAAAAGATCAATTTCAAGAAAACGCTTGACAATAAAACACTTGATATGTATAATAAAGCCGAGGTGATAAACATGAGAGGTCGAGAAATCCTGAAAGAGATCATGGCTTCCAAGTCTCTTTCCAACGCTGAACTCGCAAAAAGACTCAATGTCTCTAACGCTACGATTTGGGAGCGTCTGAACAACAAAAACGTCAAGGACATTCCCGTGTCCCTGCTGACCACTATGCTCAGAGCGATGGATTACAAGGTCATCGTTGTTCCTGCCAATACCCGTCTGCCGGAAGGAGGTTTTGAAGTTGAATGACGCATACAAGCTCGTTCCTCACGGCGAGGTCATCAAGAAAGACAGCACCGTGGTCATTCCGTCCATCTTCATGTTCAAGGGCGGAGCGGGAGAGTGCTATCCCTTCCTGAAAATGTGTGGGGACAATAACTGCATTGTTCACTTCAAAAACGAAAATCTGACCATTTACCCAGATCGGCAAGATGACAGCGTATCCCTGAAACTTCTCATTTATCTTGCGATTGCAGGAAGTCATGAGTTTGGCGATGACTTCATTCGATACCTTAACAACATGGAGAAAATGTCGTGGGAAGCGGTGAGTGTTCAATGAAATACTTCCTTGGTCGTGTGTCCAGCAAGGAACAGAACCTTGCTCGGCAGCTCAAGGTCGCTCGTGAGAAGTTCGATATTCCTGACGAGAATGTGTACTGCGACAAGATCACGGGAAGCAGCTTCGACCGCCCTCAGTACAATGCTCTGAAAGCCATTGTGCAGGAAGGTGATGAAGTCATCGTTAAGGAGTTCGACCGCTTTGGGCGCAACAAGGACGAAATGAAGCGAGAACTGGAATGGTTCAAGCAGAAAGGCGTGATCGTCCGTATCCTTGACATTCCGACCACGCTGATTGACTTCAAAGACCAGACATGGGTGCTGGAAATGGTCAACAACATTCTGATCGAAGTCCTTGGTGCTGTTGCCGAGCAGGAACGCAAGAAGACCAAACAGCGGCAGGCTGAGGGTATCGCCGCTATGCCGATTGTTGATGGCAAGCGGGTGTCGGTGAAGACCGGCAGAGGGTTCGGCAGACCCGCTTCCGAGATTGATGACGAGCAGTTTGAAAAACTCGCTCAAAAACAAAAAGACGGTCTTATTACCGTAGCGGACTGCTGCCGGGAACTCGGCATTAGTCGGTCTACATGGTATGACCGGGCAAGAAAGGTTGGTTGATAATGGCGTACTATCAGTTTTCATTACCCATGACTACCAGCGAAAGCTATCAGCTTATCAAGACAGTCTGTGAACGGTCTTGCACCATCAAACAGGACTGTCCGAATGAGAGCATTGAGGTACGAACAAGGTTCCGCATAGGAAAAGGTTCGCTCCCATTTGTGTTTTATCTGAGGGAACTGGAAGACGGTACTGAAATCATGGTCAGTTCTGATAACGCAACGCTCACGGGAGCTTTGGTGGCGATGAACGGAAATAAGCCGGAAAGCGTTTGGGATTTGCCGGACAAAGAATGGAGTGATCTCATTGAGGATTTCCGAAAGGAATATCCCGCCTTCCCCTTGCAAGCTGGAAAGCCTGTTCCGGTCGCTGCTGAGCCTTGTGATGATGGCATGGGGCAGGAATCAATCAGCCGGGGCAAAAATGTATCTCTCGGTAGAGCGGCGGTTGGTGGTCTGATGTTTGGTAGCGCCGGTGCCGTGGTGGGTGGTTTGAGTGGCACAAAGAAGACCATGAGTCAATCCAGAAACATCTTCTCTGCTACTGTTCTTTTCCGAGTGCTTTATAGCAACGGAAGATTGATTGAAAGAACGGTTAAGAAAAACAGCCGGGAGTTTGCCGAGCTGATGGCAAAATCCAGATAATCGGCTTCTGCAAGGGCAGGAGTGACAGCCATGACGGGCTATCTGTGTAGAAATACACGGGTAGCTCGTTTTTTTTGTTGGAAAGGAAATGCACATGAATTATGAAAAACTCTCCGGCTCTATCCGAGCCGTGATCGACCGCCGACCGGGAGATAATAGGGCGTACAGCGACCTTTTTTCTCTATGCCGGGAGTGGGAAACCGAAGATTTTTCGGCGGCACATAAGGTGAACAAGGAGCTGCTGGCACTCTCCGCAGATCAGGTAGTCCGTGGCGGTGGGGCGAAGTTCTATGAACAGTGGCGGCGGTGTCTTCTTTTTGAAGCGCCCCATGATTTTGACTCCTTCATGACCTACATCGAACTCGACCGCAAACCGGAAAAGCGGTTCTACGCCCCCCGTAAGCACTATCTCAGACCGATGGTGCAGGGGTTTCAAGATGTTCTGGACGGGAAGTTGCGCCTTTTGACAATTTCCATGCCGAAACGAGCGGGTAAGTCACAAACAGGTATCAATTTTGTGAATATGATCTCCGGCAAGTTCCCTGACCGCTCGACCCTGATGGAAGGGACAGGCGATGACCTTGTAAAGAGCTTCTACAACGGTTGTCTGGAATACCTGACAGTCCCTAACGAGTATCTGTTCTATGATGTATTCCCGGACGCACGGCTGGTACAGACCAACGCCGACACGAAGACGGTGAACCTGAAAAGCAAGTCCCGTTTCCCCACCATCATGTGTCGTTCCATTGACGCTCGACAGGTGGGCTTGTCCGAAGCCACCAATGTCCTCTACCTCGATGACTGTGTGGAGGGTCGTGAGGAAGCGAAGAACCGCCAGCGGCTTGATGACAAGTGGGAAGTGATCTCCGGCGATATTATGGGTCGTGCCATTGAAGGTACGCCGATGGTCTTTACCGGCACTCGCTATTCCCTGTATGACCCCATCGGTCGTGTGCAGGAACACGCACAGCGGGAGGGCTGGGCTTGGAGAGCGATTGAGATACCCGCCCTCGATCTCGTGACGGACGAGAGCAATTATGAGTATGAGCGAGAGGGCAAGAAGGTCTTTACCACCGCCTACTTCCGAGAGCAGCGGGAGCTGCTGAGTGCGGAGCAGTTTGAGAGCGAGTTCCAGCAACAGCCCTTTGAAGCGAAGGGTCTGCTGTTCAACAAGGACGAGCTGAACTACTTCTTCGAGCTGCCGAAAGACCGTGACCCGGATACCATCATCGCCGTTGGCGATACGGCGGAAAGCGGCTCGGACTCAACTTCCATGCCAGTGGCGATGATATACGGTAATGCTGTGTATATCGTTGATGTGGTCTTTGATGACTCCCCCGCTGAGGTGACGAAGCCGGAATGTGCCAAGTGCCTGATCGAGAACAAGGCGGCTTCCGCTGTCTTCGAGTCCAACAATGCTGGTCAATATTATGCCAGAGATGTTGACCAGATCATTCGGGAGCGTGGGTACTCCGTTGGTATCCGCACGAAGCGCACGATTTCCAACAAGCAGACCCGTATTGAGTTCGCTTCCGACAATATCAAGAAGAACTTCTACTTCAAGCACCCCTCCACCTACAAGCGGGGCAGTCAGTATTGGAACTTCATGAAGGAAGTGACCACCTACACCCGCTCCGGCAAGGTTCCGCACGATGACGCTCCTGACTCCCTCTCTCTGTTGGAGAACGAAATCCGTATGTTGTCCGGGGGCAAAGTTGAGGTTTTCAAACGGCCTTACTGAAAGGTTGGTTTTGACAAATGTTGTGGCGAATGGTATGATAAAAGGTTAGTATTGACAACCATTGGAGAGTTTGATACAATGATAAGAGAGATAATAGGTAGAGGGAAGGAGGTGCTGTAAGTGGGTGTGAGAGCGTTGTTTGGTCGCCGTGTGATCTATACCGATGTTGCCGAAATCAATGCCGGGAACATCATTGATGTTCTGCAAAAGGCTTTGTTCGTCCATCTGCAAAACAGCGCCGACATTGACTATCTCTATCGGTACTATCGTGGAGATCAGCCCGTGCTTTACCGTGAGAAGGAAGTACGGCCTGAAATCTGCAACAAGGTCGTTGAAAACCGAGCCAATGAGATCGTGTCCTTCAAGGTCGGCTATCTGATGGGGGAACCCGTTCAGTATGTGAGCCGAAGCGATGACGAGAGCATTTCCGCTGAGGTCAGCCGCTTGAACGATTATGTTCTCAGTGAGGATAAGCCTGCCAAGGACAAGGAACTGGCGGACTGGTCGCACATTGGCGGCACTTCCTATCGCATGGTGCTTCCTGATGGGGAAGCCGATGCAGAGGAAGACGAAGCCCCCTTCGAGATTTTCACCCTTGACCCACGCTTCGCTTTTGTGGTCTACTCCACCGCCCTCGGCAACCCTGCCATGATGGGCGTGAAGTATGTGAAGGACGAGAACGGAAACCTGATTTTCAGTTGCTACACCCGTGACCATTACTACGAGGTGGAGAACACTTGGGCGATCATTCGGAGCGAACCTCAGATTTTGGGTATTCCTATCATCGAATACCCGGCGAATAAGGCTCGGCTGGGCGCTTTTGAGATCGTCCTCCCTCTGTTGGACGCTATTAACACCGTGGAGAGCAACCGCCTTGATGGTGTGGAGCAGTTCGTACAGGCGCTCATGCTGTTCCACAATGTTGATATTAACACCGAGGATTTCCACCAGCTTCGTGACGAGGGCGCTATCAAGTACAAGGACATTGACCCGCAGTTCAAGGCGGAGATCGAGTATTTGACCTCGGAGATGAACCAGACGCAGACGCAGACCCTTGTGGACAGTATGTATAACACCGTCCTGACGATCTGCGGTATGCCGAACCGCAACGGTGGTTCTTCCACCAGCGATACCGGTTCTGCGGTCATCATGCGTGATGGTTGGTCGGCGGCGGAAGCCAGAGCGAAGGACTCCGAGCTGATGTTCAAGCAGTCAGAGAAGGATTTCTTGAAGCTGGTTCTGCGTATCTGCCGTGACCTGAGCGACCTGACACTGAAACTCAGCGGTCTGGAAATCCGCTTTACTCGCAGAAATTACGAGAATATCACGGAAAAGGCAAATGTGCTGACTGCTATGCTTGCCAATCCGAAGATCGCCCCGGTTCTGGCCTTTACCCATTGTGGTTTGTTCTCTGACCCGCAGCTTGCGTACCGTATGAGTATGGATTACGCTGAGGAACAAGAGAAAAAGGCCGCTGAACTCGCAACCAAGCAGAAGGAGGTTAATCCTGATGGAGAAGGAAATCCGCTTGACCCCGGAAGCGGTCAGACAGATTGAGGAAATCTTGACTACGGGAAAGACCGTTGAGATTGCCAAGCGGCACGAGAAAGTGATCGTGTGGGCGGTCAGCAGCAAAAAGAAATACGAACAGCCTATCGCATAGGTGATAGGAACAGCCATTACGGGCTACTGATACCGAAAAGGTATTGGTAGCCCTTTTATTTTTCCTTCCAATGCCCTCGGAGTTTTCGGACAGTCCGTGAAAGCTCAGTCTTTTCGGAGATATGAGAAAGGCGAAGACAATGATTTGACCGCCGTAAGGCGTTGAATGGTCAGGGAAGACCTTAATCGCAAACGGGAGACAACCCGTAAAAACGGAAAACAGTGCTGAGTGAACAGCCTTGTTAAACGCAGGAGGTAATCATTATGGCAAAGATCGACACCAGCAAAATCACGGGCTATGCGGAAATGTCTGCGGAAGACAAGCTGAAAGCTCTGGAAGCGTTCGAGTATGAGGACAACGCCGCCGAGCTGGAAAAGCAGAAAGCCGCTGTTTCCAAGGCCAACTCCGAAGCCGCTGAGTGGAAGCGCAAGCACAACGCTCTGCTGGGTGAGGACGAGAAGAAGAAGCAGGAGCAGGAGGAAAAGTTCGCCAACATGGAGAAGGAGCTTTCCGAGCTGCGGGAAGCCAAGCGTGTTTCCGAGTTCAAGGCCAAGTTCATCGCTCAGGGCTATGACGAGGTTCTTGCTGAGGATACCGCAAAGGCGATGGCTGATGGTGACTCTGCCAAGGTGTTTGCCAACCAGCAGAAGTTCCTTGACGAGTATGCAAAACAGGTCAAGGCTGACGCTCTGAAAAAGACCCCCAAGCCCACTCCTGGTGCCGGTGGCGGTACTGGCGAGATGGATTACGCCAAGAAAATCGAGGAAGCACGGACAAACGGTGATTTCGCCGCCGTTGCTTACTACACCCGCCTGCAAGCCGAAGCGGAAGCGCAGGCGAAAAAAGAGTAAAGGAGAGTTTTTACTATGGCAGATCAGTTTGCTATGAGTTTCGGGGTACTCAATTACTCCGGTATGCTCTTTAACAAGGGCAACACCCGCACCCCTCTGAGTTCTATCATCGGCGGTCGTGCCAAGACCACCAACCATGTTGAGTTCGTGACCGGTCAGGAGTTTACCTCTGGCGGCGGCGCTCAGCCTGCTATCAGCGAGAGTGCTTCTCTGACAGCCCCTGACGCTACCGTTGTGACCCGTGCGCAGAAGACCAATGTGACTCAGATCTTTCAGGAGTCTGTGGGCATTTCCTACGGGAAGATGTCTAACATGGGTACTCTGAGCGGTATCAATGTGGCGGGTCAGCAGGCCAACCCCATGAATGAGCTGGACTTTCAGGTTGCCGCCAAGATGATGAAGGTCAATGCCGACATTGAGTACACCTTCATTAACGGCGTTTACAGCAAGGCCACTGACGACACCAAGGTCAACAAGACCCGTGGTCTGGTTCCCGCAATCACTTCCAACACTACGGCGATGGCTTCCAAGCCCCTCGGCCTGTGGGATATTGCCGACATGGTGAAGAAGATTTACGGCGCTCACGCCCCCACCGATGGCCTGTGCCTGTGGTGTGACGCTGTGACCATGTTCCAGATCAACGCTGACGCTGTTCAGAACGGTCTGACCGTGGTTCCCGCTGCCCGTAACATCAACGGTATCTCCCTGTCCAGCGTGGTCACGCCCATCGGCGTTGTCTACCTGTATCTTGGCGAGTACCTGCCTGCCGGTACTGCCCTGCTGCTGAACCTGAGCGTTCTGGCTCCCGTTTATCAGCCTGTCCCCGGTAAGGGCAACTTCTTCCTTGAGCCGCTGGCAAAGGTCGGCGCTGGTGAGAAGTATCAGCTCTTTGGCCAGATCGGCCTTGACCACGGCCCTGAGTGGTTCCACGGTAAGTTTACCGGTATCTCTACCGAGTTTACCGCTCCCACTTACAGCCGTAGCGTCTTCATCGCCAATGACGCAAACAACCCCGTGAACACTAAGGCCGTTGCTGGCGGCTAAGAGTGGCGCAGGAGTAAAACAGAGATTTTAGAAAGGAAAGGTGGAAAGCATGACGGACGCTGAGAAGTTGAAAATGGTGAAAGCCATGACCGGCGAGACAGACGAGGACACGCTTTCCACCTACCTTTCTATCGCCGGAAACAAGGTGTGCCGCAAGGCATACCCCTTTGACCCCACCGTGACCGCTGTTCCTGACCAGTACGCTCACATTCAGGTGGAGATCGCCGTGTATCTGCTGAACAAGCGGGGAGCCGAAGGGCAGACCGCTCACAGCGAGAACGGTATCTCCCGCTCCTATGAAGACGGCGATGTGCCGCCTACGCTGCTGAGGGACATTGTTCCCTTTGCCGCTGTGATGGGAGGTTGAGTGCATGAGGACGCTGAACCGCAATAAATCGCCCTTCTGGTATCTGCTGTATGACCGCAAGGGGCCTGCAAAGGACGAGTACGGCAACGAAACTGGTGAGGAACTGGTGGTTTACAAGCCTGCCGTGGCGATGAACGCCAATATCTCGGCGGCGACCGGCTCCGCTCAGGTGGAGCAGTTCGGTAATTTCGCAGGGTATGACAAGGTGATCGTCACCGATGACCTGAGCTGCCCCATTAACGAGAATACCGTGCTGTTCATCGACAAAGAACCGCAGTATGACGAGGACGGGAAACCGCTCTACGATTACATGGTCAAGCGGGTCGCCAAGTCCCTCAATTCCATTTCCTATGCGGTCAGTAAGGTGACGGTATCGTGAGTCAGACGATCAATGTTCCGCTCTCCGGGAGAGGGATTGAGCGGCTGATACAGGAAGTTGAAAATCGTAAAACTTGGCTTCGAGATCGTGCAACGGTTTTTCTTGAACGCTTAGTTGCGATGGGGGTTGGAATTGCTTCTGCGTGTTTCGATGACGCAGCCTATGATGGCACAAATGATGTTGTTGTATCTGCGGAATATCGAGGTGAAAATGCAAGGGCGATTGTGGCAGTCGGTAAAGCGGTTTTATTTATCGAGTTCGGCACAGGTGTGACCTACCCGGACGATCACCCGGAAGCGGAAGAACTCGGTATGAAGCGTGGCGAGTACGGTCAAGGTCACGGCAAGCAACAGTCTTGGGGCTATTACGGCGACCCCGGCACAAACGGAGTGCTGAAAGAAAAGAAGAATGGCGGGTTCGTGGTCATCACCCACGGCAATCCCGCCAATATGCCGATGTATGAAACGGTAAAGGAGCTACAAGACCGGCTCACGGAAATTGCGAAGGAGGTGTTTTCATGATTGATGTGGAGAGTCAAATCTACACGCCGATTGCGGAAGCCCTGAGAGCGCAGTTTCCCGGTATCTTGGTCAGCGGCGAGTATGTCAACGCTCCTACTCGTTTTCCCTATGTGAGTTTGGTGGAACAGGATAACTACACCACGGAAGCTCACATGGACAGCGGCGATACGGAGAGGTTCGCCACGCTGATGTACGAGGTGAATGTCTACTCCGACAAGGCAGGCGGTAAGAAATCCGTTTGCCGAAAAATCATGAGGTTTGTGGACGATCTCATGTACGCCAAGAATTTCCGGCGTACTTCTCTGTCCCCGGTTCCCAATTTGGAGAACGCAACAATCTACCGTCTGGTTGCCCGATACAAGGCTGAAACGGACGGAACCACTCTTTATAGGAGGTAAATGAAATGGCTATTTCCACCTACAAGGTTTTTCTGATGAAGAAAGCCGACACTGGTGAACAGTGGAGCAAGCTGATCGACATTAAGGAGTTTCCTGACCTCGGCGGCGAACCCGAAATGCTGGAAACCACCACCCTGAGCGACAATATGCAGACCTACATCGCCGGTATCCAGTCCCTCGATGGTCTGTCCTTCACCGCCAACTACACGCTGACTGATTTCCAGACTCTCAAGGCTTTGGAAGGCAAGAAGGTCAGCTATGCAGTCTGGTTTGGCGGCACCGAGAGCGATGGCACTGTTACTCCCGATGGCTCTAACGGTAAGTTCTCCTTTGACGGTGAGCTGTCCGTGTATCCCGTGGGCGGCGGCGTGAACGAAGTGGTGAACATGAACATCACCATCGCTCCTTCTACCCCCATCGCTTTCTCCGCAACCTAAGACACTAACAATCGCCGTATTGATAAGGAGGATTTATCATGGCAAAGCAGTTGACGATCAATGACCCTACTACCGGTGTGACCTACACGCTGGAATACACCCGCAAGACCGTTGAAGCGATGGAGAAGAACGGCTTTGTTGCTGCCGATGTGGAGCGCAAGCCTATGACCCTGCTTCCGGCTCTGTTTGCCGGTGCGTTCCTCGCCCATCATCGGTTCGTAAAGCGTGATGTGATCGACAGCATTTACGCTCGTATGAACCACAAGGACGAGCTGATTGCCGCTCTGGTAGAGATGTATAACGACCCCCTGCTGAGTCTGCTGGACGAGCCTGAGCAGGAGGGCAACGAGGGAAACCTGAGCTGGAAGACCGGCTGGTAAGCGACCGATCTTCCAGAAGTGAGGGGGGCGGCGGCGACCATCGCCCCGCTCCCCTTCTCGCTTACACGCCAAAGTTTTATGAGGTTTTCCCGTACTATCTTTCCATCGGCATGACCTATGAGCAGTTTTGGGAACAGGATTGCGAATTGGTGAAGTATTACCGAAAGGCGGCGCAGATCAGGCAAGACCTGAGAAATCAAGACGCTTGGCTCCAAGGAGCTTATTTTTACGAAGCGCTTATTGACGCTGCCCCGGTTCTTCGTGCTTTCGCCAAGAAGGGAACCAAGCCCACGCCGTATCGGGAAAGCCCCTATGAGCTGTTCAGTCGGCAGGATAAGAAACAGCAGAAGCAGCTTCAAGAAAAACACGATGACCAAGCCAAGGCATACATGGAAGCCTTTATGGTGTCGGTCAATAAGAAATTTCAAGAGAAAGGTGGTGGCGTAAGTGGCTGACAATGTGGAAATTCAGGGGTTGGAGTTTCAGATCGTCAATGACAGTACGCAGGCGGTCACAGGACTTCAAAACCTGATTAACACGCTCAATCGTTTGAAAACCGCTACCAACGGCGGCGCAACGGGTCTGAGCAAGACCGCTCAGGGTATTCGGGAGCTTTCCAATTCTCTGAAAGGCTTGAACAGCGGTGACGCTTCGCAGAAGATCACCCGGCTTACCAATGCGCTGACCGCTCTGAGTCAGGTTGGGAATGTGAAGATTTCTTCCTCCATCGCCAACCAGCTCACGGCAATCAACACCGCTCTCGCTGGCCTGAAATGGACGGACGGCGACAAGCTGACTTCCCTTGCCAACGGTTTACGCCCTCTCTCCGAGTTGGGTAAGGCAAATATGACCACCTTTATCAATCAGCTCTCCAAGCTGCCGAAGGTGATCGAGGATTTGGAAGCGGCGGACATTGACAAGTTCACACAGCAGATGACCGCTCTTGCCGCCGCCATGAAGCCTTTTGCTGATGAAATGCAGAAGGTGTCCAACGGTTTCTCGGCGTTCCCGTCCAAAATTCAAAAGCTGATTACCAGCGCGGAGAAATACAACGCTTCTGCCCGTAAAGCAACCTCCACTACCGGGCAGTTCACGAGCGGATTGAAAGCGTTGAATATCGCCGCTGTTGCAATCACTTTCCGCAAAATCGGTCATTTCATCGCACAGGCGGTCACAGAGTCCAATAAGTACCAAGAAGACTTGAACCTGTTCACAGTTGCCTTGGGGCAGTATGCCGCCGAAGCTCAAAACTACGCTGAAAAGGTGTCCGATGTCATGGGTATTGACCCGGCACAGTGGCTCCGCAATCAGGGCGTTTTCAATACGCTGCTGACCGGCTTCGGTGACACAGCAGAACGAGCGCAGCTCATGAGCCAAAACCTGACGCAGTTGGGTTATGACCTTTCTTCTTTCTTCAATATTTCCATTGAAGACACAATGCAGAAGTTACAGTCCGGTATTTCCGGTGAGTTGGAACCTCTGCGGCGCTTGGGCTACGATTTGTCGCAGGCACGGTTGGAGCAGACTGCTTTGAACCTTGGTATCAAGGAAAGCGTTGCCAACATGACGCAGGCAGAAAAGGCCGAGCTGAGATACTACGCCATTATGACTCAGGTGACAACCGCTCAGGGTGATATGGCGAGAACGCTGGAAGCTCCCGCAAACCAGCTTCGTATCTTGCAGGCACAGCTTACACAGGCCGCACGAGCGATCGGTAACATCTTCATTCCCGCACTGAACGCAATTCTTCCCTATGCAATCGCTGTTGTTCAGGTCATTCGAGAAATCGCCAATGCCCTTGCCAACCTTGCGGGTTTCAAGTTGACGGAGGTGGACTATTCAGGAGTGAATAGCGCTGCTGTCGGCGCTGGGTCTTTGGCTGATAATCTCGATGACGCTGCCGGTGCTGCCAAGAAGCTGAAACAGTACACCGCAGGCTTTGACGAGCTGAATGTCTTTGCCCCCAACACGGGAAGCGGTTCCGGGGCGGGTGCTGGTGGCGCAGGCGGATTTGATTTCGATTTGCCTACCTACGATTTCCTTGGTGACGCTGTGCAGACCCGCATTGGTGAAATCAAGAAGATGATTGAGGACACTCTCGCAGAGATCACCACGATTGTTTCCGGCTTTATGCTGGCGGTAGGTGCAATTCTGGTCGTAACCGGCGTGAATATTCCGCTGGGTGTCGGCCTGATGGCGGCGGGTGCGGTCGGCCTTGCGGCTACCGTTGGGCTGAATTGGACTGCTATGAGTAGCGAACTGGCAAGTACGCTGGCTCTCATTACAGGTGTTGTCGGCGGCTTCCTGCTGGCTCTTGGCGCAATTATGGCGTTCTCCGGGGCGAACCTTCCTCTTGGTATCGCTTTGATGGCCTTGGGCGGGGCAAGCCTTGTATCTGCCGCTGTTATCAACTGGCATAACAGTGACCGACACCTAACTGACGCTTTGACCACCTTAACGGGAGTTCTGGCGGGTGCTTCTCTGGCGGTAGGCGCTATGTTGGCCTTTACTGGGGTCGCAACCGGGCTGGGTATTGCGCTGATGGCTGTTGGTGCCGTTACGCTCGTATCTGCCGCAGCTCTAAACTGGAACAGTATCCCGGACGCTCTGGCTTCTCCCTTGTCCAGAGTCGGATTGCTGGTCAGCGGAGCAACCTTGGCTCTCGGCGCTATCCTCGCTTTCTCCGGGTGTATGCCCCTCGGTATTGCGCTGATGGCGATTGGTGCTACTTCTCTGGTTTCCGTAATGGCTCTCAACTGGAATGGCCTGAGTGATGAAATCCAAAATGTGATTGCCATTATTACCACGGTCGTATCTGTGGCGTTCCTCGCTATTGGTGCGGCACTGGCGTTCTCCGGGGCGAATATCCCGTTGGGTCTGGCTCTGCTGGCGGCGGGTGCGGTCACAATGGGTACGGCTATCATGCCGAACTGGAATGATCTCTCCGACAATGTTCAGCAGAAGATCAGCATGATTACCACCGTTGTCGGCGGCGCTCTCTTGGCTGTCGGCGCTATCCTTGCTCTAAGCGGAGTCGCTCTTCCTCTCGGTCTTGGCCTGATGGCGGCTGGCGCATTGAGCCTTGGCGCTGTTGCTACCCTGAATTGGGATTTTGTGGTTAACTCCATTAAGAAAGTCGTATCGGTCATCACGGGTATCCTCAGCGGCGCATTGATCGTTCTCGGTGTCCTGCTGTGCCTGAGCGGTGCGGGTGTTGGCCTTGGTCTTGCGGTACTGGCGGCGGGTCTGTCCCTGTCGTATGCGGCATGGACGCTGGACGATAACCCCATTACTCGCTTTGTACGACAGATGGCGAACTCCATCATTGGACTTGTGAACGGTGTCATTGACGCAATCAATGATATGTTCCACATCCAGTTCAACGGTCTGTCTGTTATGGGTATCACGCTTATTCCGGCATTTGATATTCGATTGGTGGATATTCCGCATATTCCGTTCTTTGAAGACGGCGGCTTCCCGAACGAAGGACAGCTTTTTATCGCCCGTGAAGCGGGTGCGGAAATGGTCGGTGCGATGGGTCGCAGAACGGCGGTTGCCAACAATGACCAGATCGTTGAAGGTATCTCCGCAGGCGTGTCCGTTGCCAACGATGGCGTGATCGCCGCTATCTACGCTCTGCTGAATGTCGTTGAGGAAAAGGATATGTCCGTTGTCATTGGTGACAATGAAATCGGTCATTCCTACGACCGCTACAAGGAGAAGCGTGGTCGGCAAGTATCTACTGGCGTGTTCGCCAATGCCTACTAAGGAGGGCTGAGGAAATGCAAAGTTTCATTACAATCAATGGCACAAAGTTTCCTCAGCCCCGCAGGGGCTTAGAGCTGCTGTCTGCCACTATCGTAGACTCCGCCAGAAATGCCAACGGCGTTGTGGTAGGTCAGAAGGTCGGCAGAGATCAACAGAAACTCAACAACCTCTTTTGGGGCTACTTGACAGCGGAACAGTGGTCTGCCATGTTGCAGATTTTTGATAAGAACTTCTTTGTGACAGTCACTTATCCCGACATGGTGAACAACCGCTGGACAACCCGAAAGATGTACCCCGGCGACCGCACGGCAACCCCGTACCATCTTGACCCGAACACGGGGCTTCCTGCGGACTACATCAACTGTAAAGTCAATATCATTGACTGCGGCGAACCGTTCTAAGGAGGTGCAGCCGTGAAACAGGTAAGCAACGCTTACAAGCTGTCGATGAAGTCTTTGCTCCGTGAGCAGTCCTTTGTGGAGATCACCTTCTCTCAGGTGGACACGGCAGCGGCAACAGACGGTAATTGGGTCAGCAACGGGGCGCAGAGCTATTCTGAGTTCGACACGCTGGACTACGGATATGATTATCAGGAGTCCTATGCGGCGTTGGAGCTGAACCGGTGGGCGCTGGACGGAAATACGGTCATCGTTCCTTCTTCCGGGACGATGTATGACGGCTTTGTTTCGAGCCACATGAGTAATGCTGAGGGCAAGTTCACCACCCCTGCGGTGCTGACTCGTGCTTTCAGCAATCCTCATACCTTCCCCGGCATCACCCTGACTTTTGACACTCGCTATCAGGAATGGCCTGACACCGTGACGGTTGATTTCTACCTGAATGGGACGGTACTGGAAAGTCTGACCCTTCCCGTAGAGGGAACAGAGTTGGTCATCAACACGAAGGTCGCTTCTTGTGACAAGATCGTGTTGACAATGGGGAACACCCTTCCGTACCGCCGACCTCGGTTGCAACAGGTTCTCTACGGTGTGCAGAAGAAATTTGGAAATGATGACATTGTTTCCATCAAGGAGTCTCATGATGTAGACCCGCTCTCCCGCAGACTGCCGCAGGAAACCATGCAGTTCGTTCTTTTGGACTACGAACACAATTATGACCCGGATAACCCGAAAGGCATTTATGCCTATCTGGATAAGAAGTCACCGATTTCTCTCCGATACGGTTATATGCTTCCCACGGGCAAGGTCGAGTGGCTGAAAGCGGACAAGTATGTGCTGAACAGCAAACCGAAAGCTGCCAAAAATCAGGCCACCTTCACAGGGACAGGTCTGGTTGGAAGTCTGACCGGAACCTTCTACAAGAGCAAGCTCGGTTCCAAAAACTTCTATGACATGGCTGAGGAAGTGCTTTTGGACGCAGACCTGACGCTGACAGCGCAGGGTACGCACCCGTGGGTGATTGACCCGGCCTTGAAGCAGATGTTCACTACGGCGGCGCTTCCTATTGACTCGCACATGAACTGTCTGCAACTGATCGCTCACGCCTGCCGCTGCCGCCTGTTTACAGACGATGACAATATCATTCACATCAAGCCCTTCGGCGTGACTGTGGTTGGTATTTACAGCGGCGTATGGGCAGATAACGGTCATCTGTGGTACAGCGAGTGGGACACTGTTGACCGTGGCAATAAGGTCGGTAACACCTATGCGGCGTTGGAACTGAACCGCTGGACACTGGACGGTGGAGATCAGGTCATTGTCGAAGACACCGACCCCTCCGGTCGAGGGTTTATCAGTGAAGCGATGACTGCGGCAGATGGCACTTATACCACGAAGCCGACCTTCACCAAGACCTTTGATGTTTCTCACGATCTTCCCGTGCTGGCTCTCCGCTTTGATACCCCCTTGGACGAGTACCCCACCTCTATTCAGGTGAAGTATTATGCCGGGACGAAGCTGCTGGACACGCAGACTGTGAAGGGTATTACTTCTGCGGAGGTGTTTGTCAACAGCGAAGCGGCGATTGACTGTACCAAGATCGAGGTAACGATGGACGGTGGCCTGCCGTACCGCCGTATGCGGGTGAGCAAGCTCTACTACCGTGAAACGGACTTCACGCTGGATTTTGACTCGATTGATAAGGACTCACAATCCATCGCAAAAATCGACCAGCTCAAAGCGGTGTCTGTCGCTAAGTATGCGTACACGGCGGCAAATGATACCACCAAACTTTTCGAGGGAACGACCACCGAAACTCAGCTTCATGTCGAGTTCTCTGGTCTTGCACAAGATGTTTCTATCTCTGTTTCTGGTGGTTCGTTGGTATCCTCCAACATTTACGCCAGAGCTGCGGATTTGGTGTTATCCTCCGGCACTAAAACCGTAGTCATTACCGGCAAAACTCTGTCTGAGAACTCGGTGGTCGTTTCCTATCCCGTGGCTCTCGATGGAGAAATCGACAAGGAGGAAAACCCCCTTATCACCAACGATACGATGTGTGCCGCTCTTGCCGATCAGGTGAAAAAGTATCTGCAAATGAGAAACACCTATCAGACAAAGTACCGTGGCAATCCTGAGTTGGAAGTGGGCGATGTGATTGGCTTGCAGACGCTCTACACCGATGAAATGGACGCATTGATCTTGGTGGACGAGATCACATTTAACGGCTCTCTGAGCGGAAAGTTGAAGGTGAAAGGTCTGATATGAGTATTATTGATAATCTCGTCTACGACCGCACACAGGCCGATGTGGACAGGGTTTTTACCCTGAAAAACAAAATCCTCACGGAAGGGCTTTCGAGCCTTTCCGCTGAGGAAAAGGCCGAGTACATGGCTGGTATGAAGGGTGCTTACAATTACGGGGACATGAACCGTGTAGGGCAGGCGGTAGCCTATATCGCCAACCGCATGACTTCTCTCCCCGGACAGTTGGCGGCATACCGAGCGGAGAAAGGAGTCGCTGATGACCCAATCTACCATGTTCCGTATGACCCTTCCTCGGTGATGGTTGCGGCAAAGACGAATTGGGCGATGGGTGATACGCCCACCCAATCTCTCGTGAAAGCCTACTTGAACAACCTGACGGTTCTCCGAAAGCAGCTCACGCTTCCCCCGGACGCACCGCTGGTTCCGAGCAGTCTGGACAATCTCACTTTTTCCACGGCAAACAACATTGAATATCTCCTGTATGTCATCGACACAACACTGACCGAGGTAGAAACCGAGCTGTATTCTAAGATCGACCGCACGGTGGACGCTTTCGCTTATGTTGGCCTGTATAACTGCGGAGAGTAAGGAGGAAATTTCATGAAAGATACTGTCATCAAGGGCAACGGTAAATCCCGGTCTATCAAGGCTCCTACCGATATGCCTGCAACCTTCGAGGAATGGCGCACACAGCTTCTCGCCGGAACCGCTACCCTCGACATTGGTCTGAACGCCGCAGGTTGTGATGTGGTCGGCACAGCCATGAGCAAGGCAAATCTGCTGTCCGACACCACCAAGTCGGTACTGGAACTGAGCGGCAGTGACCCCACGGTGAATGACGCTCTGTATGCTCTGAGCCAGAAGGGTTCTCCCGCAGAGGTGCGTGTCATCGCTGATACAGGCTCGACCGTCACCATGAGTAGGGGTGGCAAAACTCTGACAGGCAAGGTTGCTTCGACCGGCTATGCCACTCTGTACCCGACCGAGCTGGGTGACTGGACTATCGTGTTTACTTACAACGGTTCTCAGAAAACCAAGGTTTACACGCTGGAAGTCATCGGTATCGTGTATATCTATCCCTTTGTAGTTGGCGCTACGCTGGAAGCTACCTCTTGGGACAACATCGCCGCTATTTCCAAGTTCGGTCAGGCTCCGAACTACTGGAAGGTCGGTGACAAGAAGAACATTACTGTCAACGGCGTGACCTATGCGGCGCAGATCATCGGTTTTGACCACGACACTCTGACCGCCGCAGACGGTAGCCGCACCAAGGCTGGTATCACCTTCCAGTTGGTCGATTGTTTGAACACGACCTATTCCATGAACGGCTCCAACACCAATGTGAACGGCTGGCGTGGTTCCACTATGCGTACCTCCACAATGGCAACGCTGCTGAACCAGCTTTCCTCTGACCTGAAAAGCGTGTTGAAGTTCGTCAACAAAGTGACCAGCAAGGGCAACAATCAGTCCGGTTTGGAAACCACTTCTGACAAGCTGTTCCTTCTGTCCGAGATCGAAGTCTTTGGTGCTACTCAGTATTCTTACGCTGGTGAGGGTAAGCAATACGAGTATTACACCGCTGGCAACAGCACCATTAAGAAGGTCAATGGTTCTGTGTACTACTGGTGGGAGCGTTCTCCTCGTTCCGGCTACGCCAACATCTTCTGTTGTGTGGGCGGCAACGGCAACGCCAACTATGGCAGCGCCAGCGGCTCCAATGGCGTGTCCTTCGGCTTCTGCGTTTAATCCCCGGTT